CCTGAAAACCTTGAGGTCCAAGAGAACCTTGAGGTCCTCTGAGTCCCTGAGCACCTTGTGGTCCTATATTCCCCTGTGGACCAATATATCCTTGAGCACCTTGAAATCCAAAAGGACCCTGAACACCCTGAGGTCCAATAACTCCTTGTACACCTTGTGGTCCAATAAATCCAACTTCAGTTATAGTAATGACACCTTGCATAGCAAGATGATTTTGACAAATATAATATAAAGTACTTGGAGCATTATTTGGAACTGTAAATGTCAATAGTCCATCTTGGACTCCATTATTTTCAACACCAGTATCATAAGAACTAGTAATACCAATTACTGGAGAAGTTTTAATCCAAAATGGATGCCCAACTGCATTGACAGTAAAATAGTAAGTAAGTCCTCTTGCTAAAGTTAAAGTTGGATTTGTAGAAATTCCCAATACTGATGGATTAAATACAAATTCAGAAGATCCATTATTAGTAACACTATAAGATATACCACCAACTGCACCTTGTGGTCCTAAATTTCCTATACTACCCTGAACCCCATCAATACCTTGAGGTCCTATAAATCCCTGAGGACCCAATTCTCCAGTAATACCTTGTGGACCAACAACACCTTGAGGACCACGAGCACCTGTTGCTCCTTGAAATCCAGTAAGTGATACACCATCCCCAAAGGTAGTATAAAGTTCATTAAAATTACTATTAATTTTGGAGGCTCCTTGTGATAAGGTATCCCCATTACCATCATTAGGAACTGTTCCAGTAGATATTATTTGCCTTGACATTATAAGTCGCAGTTTATTTTATTTAGTTAGTTAAACTTCCCCAAAGGGATTTAACTCTGTAAAGTCTATAATTTTATCTGCTTCTTCTTCTATGTCATCAGAATCATCATATGGAACTTGTAGATCATATGTTTGATATCCACCTATAATATGAATAGCTCCAGATTTTTGTCCAATTACTAGATCTCCACTGACAAAATCAGTGCCCATTCCAGAAACTTTAAGTTGTTTAGTTGCCAAATCCCAATCTTTAACTATTCCAATTGCTCCAGAAATTGATCCAGTTACTGATTCTCCAAAGAAATAATTTCCAGATGCTATGGTAGATCCTGCAGATACAGTTATTGTTGGTGTCTGAGTATATCCTGCCCCAGCATTTACAATTCTTATTTCTGAAACTCCACCATTAGCATTTAAGAATGCATCAGCAATAGCAGTTGTTCCTCCAGAAACTGGAGATGAAAAAGTAATTGTTGGTGGAGAAATATATCCTGTTCCAGAATAATTTACTGTTATTGGACCAATTCCTCCTGAAGTTGATATTCCAATTTGTACACTTGCACCATAACCATTACCACCAAAGAAGTCTACTGATGGTGGTGAAGTATAATTATATCCAGACCCTGGATTATCTATGTAAACTTTATATAAACTTTTTGCAGAAGTTAATCCCTTAGAAGAAGTCATTACTCCAACAATTGTTCCTCTAGTTCCAGAAATTGGAGCAGTTACTACCATAGAAGGAGCAGAAGAATATCTATATCCTCCACTAATTACATCAACTTCTTGGATACCACCAGATACTAAATTTGTAGATGCAGTAGCAGTAATACCTAATCCAGATAAAGATAATACTGCTCCATATCCAAGGTCTTTTAACTGATAATCTATATCTGTATTTCCAGTAGAAATTTCATCATCTTCAAATTCATATAGTTCACATCTAAGTTCATACACATAATTTTTTTGAAGTTGATAAAATGGTTTTCTATTTTCAACATATTTAATTTCCATTAAACTATCAGATAATGGAATGTAAAGTAAGTCACCTTCATTAGGTCTTAATGGATTTTTTACATTTTCTATCAATCTCATTAATTCTGCAATATAAGTATCAAATCTTTCTTTTGATATAATTAGAGTCATTTCATCATTAATTTTGACTCCAAATTTTGACATCATAATACTATTGTTATCAAATCCCTCATAGTTAACTAAATATGCTTCAATTGGAAATGCTGTTTTAAATTTGGAAAATATTACATCCTTAATGACTTTTCCTTGAGAAATTATTTCTCTTGGCATATAATAAACTTCTATGCCATACATTCTCAATTGCTCATTAATAAGATCCTGAACTAAACTTTGTTCAGTATAAGTTCCTTGAATAAAAAATGGATTTAACATATTAACCTATGAGATCAAATGGAGCAGTTTCGTATTCTGATAGCATTCTTTCTCTAATTTGCTCTAACTCTTTGAGAGAATCATCATAAATTTGTCTTCCATTCAATTCAATTCCACCAGGCAATTTAACTCCTTGGAATTTAATTAAATTTTGACCCCATTGTTTTTTAATTAAAGATGTAAGATACATTTTAAGAAATGAATCATTATAAACTTTAGTAAAATCATTTGGATCTAAAATTCTATAGCATTCAATTAAGATATAATCATCTGGATTAAAGGTATCCCAACTTGTGTCTATGTACAATCTACCTTGTCTTTTATTAAATCTAATTTGTCTTTGTGGATTAACAATCCAATCAATATCTTCAAGATATCTTTTTGTCACATAATAATTCAGCATTTCAGTTGAACTAAACCAGTAGATATCATTTAAAAATAACTGATAATTAACATTAAATAAGTTTCCTGATATAGTTCTATTATCTAATTTAAATATTCTTTCTATACCAATTACACTATCTGGAACTGGTATATAATTACTATTTTCTTCCCACTCAGCAGTACCTATATTTGAACTTGCAGTAGTTATTTCAATATCTCTATCATAGTTTCCACCCTTAGATCTTCCTCTTTCAATATCTTCTTTAGTTAATTTGTACTTCATAAACATTTTCTCAACGCCATCAAAATGTCTCTCATTGAAGTACTGAAGAGCATCATCTACCAAGTCATCTAATTGCTCTTCTGCTACGTTAATTTCAAGTACTGGCGCACCAAGTTTTCTTAAGCAATAATCAACTAATTCTTGTCTTGATGCTGGTTTTGCCATTATTCTATTATTTTTTAATTATTTAGATCAAATGGACTGCCTAGTTCTATCAAAGTTTCTTGTTGTTTCATGTAAAGTTTTACATAACATTTACAAAGATTTCTTAAAATATCAATATTAGTACAAGTATCTAATTCTCTAGAAATTTTTTCAAATTCAAACATTTTAGAAACTGTTGCCAATTTGAGTTCATCATGTTCCATTAACAATACTCCTCAGTAGTTGTTTGATCTCATCAACTGAAGATTTTAAATCTTCAACATCAGAATGAAGTTGTTCAATTTTTTGTTTTTCTTGTTTTTTAGAATTTCTTATTTTATTATACTGCTCAGAAGAAAATGAATCTGTATTAATAATAGCATTAGTGGAAAGGTCCCTTATTAAATTTGGGTGCCCTTCCACTTTTGCATATTTTTTATGACTGTTGATCATGCTAGTGCAATTGCTCTCAGTTCTTTAATAATTGGAACTAATGCTTGATTAGTTCCTGATGAAACAATCTTGATTGCAAATCCTGTAAATGATGGAAGATCTTCAATAGTGAATGAATACTCTCTAAATTCTCCTTCAAGACTAATTGGAACATTTACATCAGATCTTCCATCATTATCATCAGAATCAATTACATTACCATTAACATCAAGATTTAAATATCCAGGGAATAATTCCCAAGTTTGATCTTCATCTGGAACATCATTTCTAAAAATCTTATAAAGAAGTCTAACATCAGATTCTCCATTTCTATTGCAAGAAATAAATCCTTTAATTGATGTTGCACTTTGTTGCAGATTGACTCTTTTACTTACATATACAAATGCATGAGGATCTTCTGTATTAGAATTCACTCTAGGATCACTTGCATATGAAGTTATTCCAACAGGTTGATTTAATCTAAACCCTTCTACATCAAGATATATTTGATTGATATCAATAATTGGAGATACCTTTGAATCTGAAGTTATGAGATCCAATTCAAGAGTCAAGGATTTATTTCCAATAAACTCAGTTGAATTTAAATACTCAACTTCATTTACATTGGAAGCAACTGTTCTTAAAGTATTAAATTTGTTTTCTTTCAATACATCAAATGATTCATATCCTTGATCTACAAATGCAGTTTCTGCACCATCAACGCTTCTTTCTGAAACTGTTCTTATTCTTCCTGCTACTGAAGTTTTATTTGAAACTTTAATAAAGTTTTCATTTAACTTAAACTTGCTAAAGTTTTTATTTCTTCCAGCATAAATTTCAGAACCTCCTGCAAACTTATCTGAACTAAATGTGCTTCCAGAACTTACTTGTACATAATAACTATCAATTGTTGGTTTTGGTGATGGTAAAACAGTATGAGTTGTATTAATTTTGGTAAGAGGTACATTATTAAATTCATACTTATATGCAAGAGAATTTATTGGATGTGGTAAAGATACTGTTCCAAATTGAGATCTTGTAATATCCCCAAGTTGACCAGAAAGAACACTTCCATACTTAATAATTTCATCTGAAATTTTAATATATCCTGGATTTGATCCACTGATTATGGACCCATCATAAGTAGCAAAAGTTTCTGTAGATGCAACACTTATAGAACCAGTTTCAGTAACTCCATAAGAAACTGTTATTTTTACTGGTAAAGTGTCTGGAGAAACTCCAAGAAGTTCCACTTTTTCATTTGGAGAATGTAATCCATGATTTGGATGGAATACTAAAATATGTCTACCACTATTTTCAGATGAGGCAGTGGTTGAAATTGAATACAATGATTCTTGTGGAATTAGATTTTCAGGAGATCTTACTTCTGATTTAGAATTAAAGAATCTAACTGTTCCTCCTGCAGTAGTAAAGTCTGCTCTTCTGATGGTAAACTTAAGGTCATCTTCTGGACTTGGAATCCATGTGCTACCATTCTGTGCTTTAAACATTACCCCCATTGAAGGTTGCTTGTTAATTATAACCTTACCAAGTTCTCTATTTTGAGCAGTTGTAATCTCAACTTCTCCTACTCTAGAATGCCAAAGAGTATAATTATTTGAATCAGAAACAACAACTAGAGCATATTCTCTACCACCCTCAAGTCTAACCATAGAATCAAATGTAAATGTAGTTGCTGTAGTAGCATTAGAACTTACATTAATTTGATTAGGCATTAAAACTTTAGTTAGTCCAGGAATAATTTTATCTGGAGTTCCTGGATATCCATTAACCACTTCTCTAATTTGAAGTTCTACTGGAATTGAATCATCTTTTGTTGCAAAGAATAAATCAATAGAAGTTGGAACAACACCAGATTCTTCATTTACAATAAATGTTTGTGCTAATGGATCATACCAAACAACAACAGTGGATTGAACTTCAGTTCCACTTGAAGTGAATGAAGTTTCTGCTTGACTTATTGATTCTCCTGGAACTCCTAGTGGTTTTTGAGTTGTTCCTAGTTTTACTGTAGATGATCCAGTTTGGAATTTAACTGATGATGTATTAGAGTCTGGAATAAAAACACTTCCAATAAGAGTTCCATTATCATCAGTAATCAATCTATTATTTGAAACTTTTGCAGTAGCTTTGCTTTGTTGTCCATATAATGTCATTCCAATCACAGCATTTCCAGAAAATGCTGAAATATTGCTAATATTTAAACTTTCAGTATCTATATTAAGAATAGTAGATTGTGGTCCATAAAGACTTGAAATTCCTACAGTTGGAATATATGGGTTTACTTTATAAGTAAGTGATGGTGAATTGTGTGGACCATCCTTATGATTTGGAACACAAATTCTAAATTGAATTCTATTTCCAAATGAATCTGATCCAGATACAAATTCCCCAACAGTAAATGTTCCAGTTACATCACTAACTTCTAGTAGTTTGGGGAATGCAAAAGTTTTACCTACAGAAGAATCTGAAAGATTTTTAGAATCAAATACAAGATCAAATCTAGTATTTGGTTTTAATCTTGTTCCAGTAAACTGAATATTTCTAGATCTAATATATGGAACATTAGAATAACTATTGAATGAACCTTGACCACCCTCTGGAATTCTTCTCCAAATAGTGATTGGTGGAGCATATGTTGTCCAAGTATCAATTTTTGGACTTAACTCTAAGTTACCAACCCAAGTAACAATGTCGAATGGATTTACATTAACTACTCTACTTGCAAATGGTTGTTTGAAATATTCAACTTGAGTATAATCTAAGGTTAGTGTATCTCCAGTAAGAGAAATATTTGTTGATGAAGTATCATCAATATTAATTTCACTCTTTGTCAATTGAACATCATTGCTGTAAAGACTTAAATCAACTCTACTATTAAAAATAGTTGGAGATAGTTCATTATTTTGAATTATTGAATTAAAACTAGGATTATTAATATCTGCTGTTGAAAAATCTGAAAAATTATCTACAAAAAATCCAGCTTTAAATCTACTAAGACCATTTGCATCTTCAATCAATAGACTTTGAGTAGAAGATTCTAATAATGAAAGACTGGTATAATACTCTAAGAAATCAACTCTATCATTTATTTTTCTAATATCAGACATAGTAAATCTTCTATTGTCTGTCAATGTGATAATTACATCTTGATTATTATCAATGTCATAAACATAAGGTGATGAGACAATAGTGCAAATATCTAAAACTTCACTAGATATAGGAGGAACAATTGGAGTTTCACTTGGTTCTCCTAAAATTAATTCAAATTCTCCATCTCTAGATAAAATTAGTTTATCAATTCTTCCAATATAAAATTCATAATCAAATACAATATCTTCTTCTGATGCTAGAATTTGAGTAGAATTTGCTCCTGAAGTATCGAAAGATCTTGATGCAAAGTCAAAAGGACTTAAATTTGTTGCTGGGTTGTATGTTCCAACTCTAGGTCTTAAGTCAATAGTATCAGTATTTCTTATACCATCAAAAGATGGAATTTTAGACCCATAAAGAGAATTTAAATAACTGGTTACAGTAATTACATCTCCAGAATCTTGAGTATCAAATGTAAAAGTATCAAAAATAATTTTTAATTTACCTGATGGATCTTGTGATGATGTTTTTTTAACTAATCTTGCATAATCATAAAAGTGCTTTCTTTGTCCATTATCCAATATAAACTCATTGATGATATTTCTATCACCTGGCTGAACAGTTCCACAGGTTGCTTTATATCCAGTTTCTTTAAAGTTTAAAATTTCTGAAACTTTAAAAGTTTGTGGAGTTTTGTATACAAGATAAATCTGACTAGAATTTCTTAATTCTGCTACAATTGCAACAGCTCCAGTTTCTTCTCCTACTAATAATTCTCCCAATATTAAATCTGAAGTATTACTATTTGGACTATTAAGATCAGTAAGTGCTATCCAAGGAAGAGTCGGATCTGATGTGGTTGATGATTCATAAACAGCATGAACTTCTACAACATCAGGAGAATTTAAACTAATTTGATTATCATCAACTCTTGTTCCATATACTGGACTGTAAGTCAATCCTGCAGTATTTGGAGTTGAATACTTTGTTCTGAACAATGATATAGAATTGCACCTAGTATATCTTTTTTTCTTGGCATTAACATTAGACTTAATCTGAGTAGTAAGAACTACACAAGGTCCTGAAGTTGCAGACAAGTTAGTAAATGTGCCAATCTTTCCTCCAGAAGAAAGAGTAAATGTAGCATTGGTTAAGTTTTCAATGCTTCCATCTGCATTTATTACAATATATCTTTCTTCATCAAAAGAAGAATAAACATAATCAGTTCCTGATAAATCTGGAAGAGATAATGTTGTACTTGTTTTTGTAATTCCAGTATACTGCTTCTTTACATAAATGTTAGAATTTAGTAAATTTACATTAGAAATATTAGTATTTTTTAATTTTCCATATAAAGATGAATCATCTAATTTAGATATTTGTGGTCTGATAATTGAAATATTTTGCAGAGAATAAGTTCCAATTCCAACATCTCCAGTACAAATATTAACTACTGTAGAAACTCCAACTACAGTAATGTTTGTTTTTGTATTATTGATAGATGAAACTCTAGCATAAACAGGAGAAGTAAATCCTGTTTGTTGATAGGTAACTATATCAGATACTTTAATATTAGATGCAAATGTTCCTCCATTAGATGCTGTTAGAGTAGCTATTCCAGTGGGAGAATATACACTAACATCAAATGGTCCTAATAAATCTGTTTTGTTGGAAAGAAGAGTATCACAAACAAATCCATTAGAATCTGAAATTGATTTAATATCATTAATAGAATAATCAGTTACTGTTCCAATTACAGAACTTGTGCTAGAAATACCATTTACAATAATAGATTCATTTCTAATGAATTTGCCAGAAACTTGGTATAATGCTAAGTTTGTATCCCCATCAGAAATTGATTTAATGTATCCAGCAGCTCCACTATTAGACCCTTGAACATAAGATCCTATTGGAAGACCTGTAGTTGGAGTTGTTGTTATAATATTTGTATATGTTTGAATGTCAAAAAGTCTTAAATTAAATTGACTTGCAGGACTTTCATAAGAAGTGTTATGAGATTCAAAATCATAAACTCTTGCATATCCAATAGTAGATCCAGTTGCTACATTATTTTCTAATCTAGTTGAGTATAATGAAATAACTCCACTTGTACTTAATCCAATTTTTGGAGAATTGGTTACATTATTAACTTTGATTAAATTTCCAGCATAAAAAGAACTTGATACTGATTCTACTGCTTTAGTTGTTCTTGGTTTGGGGAAATCTACAACTCTTTCTGCAGTTGTTACTTCATATCCTTTTACATAGGATTTTCCTGGAGAAATTTTAATTAATCCTAAATCTTCTGATGGTATGCTTCCATCTGAAGTTTTTTGATTTTCAAAATAAATTCCACCATTTCCTATTCTATCATTTAAAGATTCTACAGATCTAACTGTATATGGTTGTAGGTAATAATTTCCAGACTCATCAAAAGTTCTTCTTGCTAAAACATCAGTAATAAAACTTCCTGCTGTATCATTTTTGATCTTTCTGATTACTCCATTTTCAACTCTGAATAGTTCAATAAAACTATCATCATTTAAATCATCTAAAGTTTTTTTACTTAATGTTAATGTAATAGTAAATCTATCTGCACCAGGAGCAGCAAAATTAGAAAATCCCTGAGCATTATCATTTAAAGAAGAATCATCATTAGAATCAATTATTTGTTCAGATATTGCTAATCCAACTCTATATGATGGAGTATTGCTATACTGATCTAGTATTAATGTTTGTGCCTTTACATCAACAAAGTATCCTCTAACAAAATATACTCCCTCTTCTATTCTTGCAGCAGATCCTACTGATAAAGAACTTCTTCCTGCTGGATCAGATATGACAAGAATAGATTCTCCAGAAAAAATAAATGATTCTCCAATTGGAATATCTACATTTGCAGTCAATTCTTCTCCATTCTCAAATATTTCTGTAGTAAAATCAGATGCAGAAGAAACATATTTTACATATAGAGTTGTTTTGTTTCTTATAGAATCCTGTGCTTTTACTACATCAACAACTTTTGCTGTTATTCCAGTAATAGAACCAGTTAAAACTGTTCCAATTAAGTAATCAACATACTCTTCTACATTGAGACCTTTATAAGAACTATCAATTTCTACAGCATTATATACATTAATATATGCACAATTTCCTGGAATTACTACTCCACCATTACTGAAAAATTTATTTCCAAACTTTTCAATTTGATTTTGTAAAATTGATTGTAAAGTTGTTAGTTCCCTTGTCTGTACTGTTACACCAGGCTTAAACAGAACTTTATAAAAATTCTTTTCCGCACTAAAATCATCATAATATGGATTTCTATTTAAATTAGTACTTTGGGGCATTTTCTTAGAATTCTAAAATAATTTTGATGTCTTCTCTTTGCTGTGATGCTCTAGTCACGGATGCTCTGTTGTCTACGTAAATAATATCACCACTCTTTATATTTATATCTGGTAAAGACATGCCTGCATTAAATTCTTGTCCCAAATAGTAAGTTACAGATCCTATTTCAACTGAAGTGCCATTAAATGCAGTATCAATTGGATATGAATTGCTACCAAGTACAATATTGGTAGAATTATCAAAATTATTTTGGTCATAAGTTGTTGCTGTTTGAATTCCACTAGTACTATCTGCATAATTATAATCAATTGTTATAATATTTCCAACTGCATAAGTATCTACATAATTTGTTCTTGGTTGAATGTATCTCAATACTTGAGTAGTAGAATCAAAACTTACAATATTACCAACTCCATTAGAAGAACTCTGAGTCATAACAGAATCTAGTGATTCATTAATTACACTAGTATTCATTCTTACTCCATAGACACCAGAACCACTACTTTGGGTAAAAGTTGCATTGGTTCCAAATGTTTTTACATCTTTAATAATTCCAACTCTTGAAAATTGATTTCCAACTATAAAATCTGGGTTTGTTGGGTCATTTTCAATTCTACTATAAACAAGAACTCTAGTTGCTCCAAGTTCTGTGTATATATCTTTGCCATGACCACCTGGAGGTGGAAGTATTACATTAAAAACAGCTTTTTCTCCAGATAATGGTGGTAAAACTGAATCTAAATCTAAAGTAGCATAAGTATATTCTAATCCACCAGCAGTTACTTCAACTGATACTGGTTTTGACTCTTCATCAAAAGTTACACTAGCCTCTCCTCCAAATCCATCACCTTTGATGGGAACTCCAGTTAAAGTTCCAACATAATTATATTGAGCTTGCTTTTCAATTAAAATAGTTTCAATCTTTCCATTAAATGAGTTATTTCTAATTCTAGAAATTTCAGCATTTGTGGTATCTGTCCAATTATTTGGAACAGTCATGTAATTAGTAGAATCAAATTTTAAAACATCTGCTGGACTTAATGTGTAAAGATATTTCCATACATATCCATCACTTTCCTTTCTTGGAGAAACATCAGTATGTAGTGGTTCTTGAGTTGAAATAACTCCTTTATTTTGATTTGATGGAGCAGAACCATTATTTAAACAAATATAAACTCTATAATCTTGATTTACAATAAAATAAAGAGCATCATATAATCTAGTAGCAGAAGTTACTGGAGAAAGATTATAAACACTATAATCATGTCTATACATATCATATTTTCTCCCACCTACCCATTGAGTTTTTTGAATTACTCTAATAATATCAGATGTAGTAATTTTTTTTATTCCTATAATACTATCTCTATAAGAATTTAAATATAACTCATTGTCAATAGGATCTGGTTGAACATTATCCCAATTAGTATCAAAAGTAATTGCATTTGGCAATCCTAAAAAAATATAATAACCACCAGCACTAACCTTCTCTATAAAGTTAGCACAATTAACTAATCTTAATTTATCAGTTACTATTGCTGACATTTTATCCAATACTTTATGTTATTTATTAGTTGATTCTATAAAAGCTTACTGGAATGGTATTAGTTCCAATAGGAGAGAAAGAATAAGAAGAATCTCCAAGATAAGTAGATGTAATCCCAGGAGATCCTATATCAATATAACTAGATCCAATGGAAACTATTGTAACTCCAATCGATACATAAGATCCTTCTACATAGTCTCCAAGTTTCAATAAAGTTCCAATTCCAGCATTAGTGTTTATTCCAATGATATTTGTATTTACTCCAACAAATGTCCCACTTGCATAAGTGCTATATCCTACAGTAGTTAGTCCTGAGTAAATTGGGAGAGAAATTTTTGTTATGCTAGTAATTCCAGATGACCACTCATCTCTAGATTTACTAACATATTCTCCTCCTATTATTGCATCTGATTTTTGGGGAGTCCAAGAAATAGATCTTCTTTGCGAAGAATCATCTGATAAACCAACACTAGTATACACTTCAGTCTTTAAAGTATCTGAACTCACAATTCTTTTTGCAGTTCTGATAAATTGACTTAATGGTGGTGCTTCAAAAATATTTCTTTGAATTTGTAATTTATCTCCTTCTTTAATATCAGTTTGTGACTGAAAGAAAGGAGCATCTCCATCAAATCCCTCATAAAAATATACTTTAACTGAACTGCCTAAACTGGGTGATTCTGAAAACTCTAGTTGAGATCCTCCTAAAAATACATAAGATTCATTAGGAATTTGTAGAATATCATTAACAAAAACTAAAAGATTATATGAAAGATCTATTTCTCCCCCAGGATCTGCTTCTAAACTAGTTCTTCTTATTCTTCCATCTACAGTTTCTGTTAATGTAAATATTTTTCTTACAGAATTAACCTTTGGAGATAAATCGTTCAACTTTCTGAGTCTCCCAATATTCCAAGCTGCAAATTCATCTTTTGCAACTTCATTAATAGTAATTTTTAATTTATCATTTTCAATTTGTGTTGAAAGACCTATTGTTCCTGTAGGAACCAAAACTTCACCAACTTTATAATTATATCCTTTATTTGTAAATAATAGATTTTTTATTTCTCCATTTTGATTGACTTCAAATGAAACAGAAGCACCAATACCAGAAGTTGATCCAGAAAGAGGAATATCATCATAAGGAGATGGAGCATCAAATTTTATTATGTAATAATATTCATATTTTACTACAGAAGTTCCTGAAGAATGTAATCCTCCACTAGACCCCAACATTCCTCTAAGAGTTCCTGTCAATTCACTTGTAGAGTTTGAAATTCCAGTATACTTAATAATTTCATCATCAATTTTAACATATCCTGGGTTTAAAGCATTTACTGGAGATCCTCTATAATATTCAAAAATAGAAGTTGTTCCAACTCCAATAGGAGTTCCATTTGGATCTAAAGCATTTATTGTTGTGGTTAATGAAGTAGATAGTCCATTATAAGTATATCCAGATCCTCCTGATAAAATTTCAAAACTATCAATTAATCCAAATCCATTTGGGGAAATTGTTCCATATCCACCATCACCTGGCAATTCTCCATTATCAACATAGAAATAATAAGTAGATATTCCAGATCTATATCCAGATCCGTTATCTCCAAAATATATGTTTGAAATTGTACCTGCTGCTGATACCACAGCATACCCAGTAGCAGGTATAAGGGGCAGATAATTACTTCCACTAGTTACCCCATAACTAACTATAATACCACCCCTTGGAAGACCTTTTACATTAACATCATATGTTTTTGAATCATCAAATCCTTTGAAATCTAAAAAGGTTTGTCCAGTGCTACCTACTCCAACTTCTCTGAATTCAAAAGATTCTTCAAATTCTGGATATTGAAATATATTATTAATCAATACTATACCATTATCAGATCTAATTCCTACAGTAGTAATTCCAGATATTGTTAATTCAAAAGAACTTGTAATACCAGTAAACTGTTCTGAAACATCATCAAATACATTATTTCCATCATAGTTGGATCTTAAAAATACCCTACCCTGAAAACTATTATTTTCAGTTGGAAGAATTAAAAATAATTGAAATGATGCTACAGGAAATTCATTTCCAGAAACATTAGTAAACTCAATATAATTTCCATTAAATGCATTAAATAAAGTTGTTGCAAATCTAAATGTATTATTTGCACTTCTGATTAAATAATAAACATTTCCAGTGATTAATTCTTGTGGTGGATTTTCTGAATAAAATACTGCTTGGGATCCTGAAATTATATTAGCGTCATTTCCAGTAAAATATGTAAAACTTGCATCTGCAAAATCTATATCTGCTACTGGAATAGTTAAGTTTATTTTTTTTCCTTCAAGTGGAGGATCTGCAAAATAAATTATGTCTTTTACTATGTTATAGTTTCCAGATAATACTTCTGCTGGAGTTGTTGTTATTATTCCAGAAAAGTTTTTTTGTGGAGTTCCCATAACTCCAGATCCTCTAGAAATAGATATATCTTTTGTTGAGTAATTTATAGCAGATACTTTTACTATTTCTTCATTAATTCTTAAAAAAGATCCTAATTTTATATTTTCTAATTTATCTAATTGTAAAGATGTATTAGTGTATGTTACTATACCAACTGTAGATGCAACAGATATTGGAGATTGAATAATATTACCAATACAAATTAAAGACTTAGCATTCTGTTTTTCTGCAAGTAATGTATGTACTGATCCAATTCCCAAATTGTTTATATCTACATATTCTCCTTGACGTGCTAAACTTGATGCTAAAGCAACTCTAATATTATCTTTATCTATTACTATTGGATATACAGTACTTGGAAGATATGTGGTAAATCCTATATTTCCTGGACTTAAAGAACTAATCCCTATAGAAGTTCCAGTTCCTGCATTATATGTTAATGGTTCTCCAGTTTTAAAGAAATGTTCTCTAACTGTAATTTTATCAGAGGATAATCCAACAATAGAATCATTAGATCCATCAAATGTTTTGTAAAAAATTGGTTCAGCATTGTGCCTAATGGGGAAGGAAGTTCTCCCATAGATTGATGGAGTATAAATGGCACCAATATCGTTTACAGGCATTTTTACAATTATTTATTATTGATTTGGGGACAGGATACTTTTTCTTAGAATTTTAAATCTATAATTAGCAGAAACAGTTGGATTAAATGTAAGTATATACTCTCCAGGTGATGGATTGTAAATAGTTTCAAAATTAATTTCATCTATTGGTACATCTCCAACAATACCAAAAATTGTGTTATTACTATAATCTTGNAAATGAACNGANTTGATTTGNATTAATCCTCTTTCTGTNGTCAANCCAGAAGTTTTTTGCATTTCAATAATATATTTTGTTGCAGCATATGTTGAAGGTACAGTTGAAATTGAAACTGGACTTGAACCTGAAGTAATTAATAATTCACTATTTACAAAACTCAATTCATTTACTATTTGATTTTGAGGTTCATAAGTATTTGTTATTAAACTTAAATTAGTATATAAAGTTACTCCTAATCCAACTGGAGGAGTAAATGTAAACTCAATATTTCCAGCACTTGTAGTAATTCCAAAAACTCCTAAATCTTTCTTAGTATTTTCTGCATAGACATTTACATTAATTACATTATCAACATTTTTTACAAAAGATAACTCATATGAACTTTCAATCCTCTTAGGAGTGGATGAAATTCCTATAAAAACTATTCCAGAAGAACAGTCAGATAGTGGAGTAGTATAGAAAATATCTGTACTTGGAGATGGGGTAGATGTATAAATTCCTGTTTTTTCAACAGTTTTAACATATCCAAATGCAGTTGTTGCAACTCCAACTGTAGTTGTAGTAACATCTTTAATAGCTCTAATTGCATAACTATTAAAAATATTTCTTGGAGTAAAGTTTATAATAATTTCATC